CGCTTAGAAAACCTTATAAGTCCGATAAACGGACAAATAGGATTAAAAACTAAACATTACGGTTTTTAAAATCCGTTTAACGGGCAGTCGCCATAAGGGACTGAAAAAGGGTGTTGGCCGGATTAAAATCCGACAAGGGGCTTGGAATTGCAAGACCGGGAGGACCGCAATAATATCCTAGCTGAAAATCTTCAGCAGGACGAAAAGTTACGAAAGCACGTGGATTAACCACTGTGCGACGCGTGACAAACAAAGACATACCGTTGTCAACGGGATACTGTCCAGAAGGCCCAGTAATGATTGCTCGTGAGCGCTTATTATAATAGGGCATTTTAACATGCATAGAAGAATCAAAAGTACCCATCTGTACATGACTGTCAATAAATGAAGGGTTGCCAGAAACTCTTGCAGCGGTTGCTAAAACCTCTCCGTTGGCAACAACGTGGTAATGGTAACCACCACGATAAAGACCATAAAAAGTCATAAAATAATTGTAATATGTAGAAACAACATTACCCAAATATCCCAAACTGACGTTAGTCCAAACAGGGTAGTGCCTATCAGGTTGGAAAGTAAAAGTGCCACTAGCGTTGGCAACTAGCAAAGGAGAAGCCCTTGCAAGAACCTGCTTGATGGAATTTACCTTCTCACCGACACATAATAGAGAAGGCTCCTGGCTAGGAGGCTTGTTGAACACAGTCATGTCACCAGACTCGGCAAAATAGGCTGAGACTCGAGGAGTTGGAGGCAAGTAAGGTGTGGTGGGTGATGCAAATTCAAAATCATCAGAGCCAGCTACTTCAATGACCATAGGAACGGATTGTGAAACCGTCGTTGGACCACGCAAAGGCTCCAAAACAGCAATAAAGAACGTACCAAAAGATTCAGCCCTAGCAAGATAAGACAAAGGGCTAACAAAAGGACATTCGAAATCCATAACATTTGATTCCCGAAGGTCCCAAATGACTGACTTAAATTGCATGTTGGTTGGATCCAAAGGCCTTGTAAGATTAGTCAAATCAAATCTGTAAGGCGTAAAACCAAGAATCAACCTACCGGTGTGAAACTTTGTTTTGGCAATCTTAATCCTGAATTTCATGCCACCACGGTAAAGTTGAAAGCAATTACCGAGAGCAAAAAGCCCAGAAGGTCTGATTGACAAACCAGGAGTAATACCACCAATAGTGGAAGCAGCCATCAAAGTAGACGTCTGGAAAAACATAGTGCCAGGCGAAAGCTCAATGGCCTTGATATAAGAACCAATGGCGTCAGTCGTGGACAAAGTGGCCACAGAAACAGCGGCATAAATGCTAGTGATGTATCGTATGGACATTTCATCGACATCGGTACCAGCAAAACCTGGTAACGGTGCAATGGAGTTTTCAGAACATAGGCCCAAATTAAATGAGGGATCTGGTGCGTCAGAATTATTCTGATAAGCCTGTGACGTAGCATACATCTTCGTCAAGGGACTTACATGAATAGGTCGAGACCAACCATATGAGGCAGCAATCTTCGAGGCTTCCCTAAGGAACCAAGAAGTGGGACCCGCATATGAACTGATCATCGGTATCTTATTTGCGGCCCAGCGAACCAAGTTGGAACCGGCAGCTAAAACATTGGAAACGTTACCTGGAATGGCAGTAGACTCAGAAGAACTGGCTCCCAGCTTACCCATCTGGGTTTCAAGAACTTCTGGGACGAATGAAATGGCCGGTTTGTCCTCTACTAACGGGGCGAACTCCTCGACAATCGGAGGCAACTTGGCATAAGAAACAGTAGACTCTCCGTCCTTAAACAAACCAGGCACTACGATGTTATTAGACGTGGCAGAAATGAGTTCAAAATCCTCCAACCAATGCCAAAGTGCCAACACAGGTGTGTCAGTACCAGCGGCAATTGTAATTGGGGTGTAAGCGAAAACACCAAGGTTACCCAGTGACTGTATGTAGCCATTGGGAGAAACAAAAGTAAAATAATTATCCGCATGAATGAAAGGAATCTTCAAAACCACGCTAGTGTTTTGAGCCAAATCAAGCTCAACTCCAGGGAGCTGTGAAATGGCCGTGATACTGCCTAAGCGTGTGGGCATCTCGTTTTGAGCTCCCTCAAAAGGAGAAAAGGCCATACGAATAATACCAGCCTGAAAAGGATTAGCAACGGCCTGTAGCCTGAAACAAAAAGTTGCTCTCCAACCATATGTACCAGCTATCCTAGAAAAATTGTATAAATTCAAAGATGCAGTAGCTGCACTAACATCATAGGTGGCAATGGAACCCCTAGTAGTAGCAGTGTAAGGAATAGTGTTGAGCAATTTTGGGCGAATAAAATAGTCTTTGACCTCATTAACATTAGAAACGTCTAAATACTGCTCGTCAAGACGAACGGACCCGATGGATCTAATAGAAACTTGGTCACAAGCCTCGTTTACAAAATTAGTGAGTGCAGTCATGTCTGAATTGGCTGCAACTGCTACCCCTAATATGGGATCGCAAGCTTCAACGCTATCAGCAATGTGTGTGTTGTCTGTTTTATTTGTATTAATTTCAGCAAGTCTATCATCTCGAGACCACATAGACTTATTAGTGGTGCTCAAATCTGCATTGTCTGGACATTAAGGCCGTCCTGACTAGTAACGCTAAATAGCGCAGCCTTTTAAATGATCGCCCTGTCACCACTCATCTTGCGTGCAGAGTGTTATTTGATGAATGGTCGTATATGCAAATCATAGTGGCCAAATAAAAGAGCTGTCTTGAGCGACCCTCAAATATTCTTGTCTGTTGAATTGGTATTCTGAATCGAAACCAATTTCCTGGGCTTCGGCATGTATTCTGGTAGCCCAAGTCTCCCAAACCTCCGGATCGTGCATGGATAACTCCGTATACACAAATTCAAGGTTCGCACGCAGGATATCTCCTTCCATGCGATAATCTCTACACCAATATGGTATATAAATCAATGAATCTAAGTCCTGGGGTCCAAAATAGCGCCCAACGGTGTTCTCAAGCCTAAAGCCACGCTTGAGGAAAGAAACACCAGTGAGGGGCCGATAATCATCGACTTGTCCCTCTTTATTTTCATTGGTGTACGTCATGCCAAAATGAGCCATAGCGACTGTGATTGTATTCTGATTGAATAGACCAATGACGGTATCCTCAATGTTCAAAACATTGTCATCTCCATAAACACATGCGTAAACATGTTCCCAAAATTTGGTTTCATAGTTTCTTGGCATGATGTGCATCCAACACATATTAAACAAAGTCAAATTGTAAAAACTGTTAATAACAGATGTTGCGGGATGTCCACTAGGCAAACTCTTGTTCCATTGATAAATGGCTTGGTTGTCTCCAAAAATACCACCCAGGTGTCTAGAATTGACGACCTCCAACCACAAAACGGTTCTAACCAATTTATTTTCGTCACCGTCATCATACCAGGCATTAATTTGATCCAACAAAGCCCAGTGAATGTCTGGTTGCTCAGTAGCATCAAAAGCCTTGAAATCACCGGCGACACATTTATTGCCCTTTGACCTAAGTCTAAAAGACAAAAGGTCCCATTCAGAATATGGGTTAATGCCAATGGCAACTCCATTGAGTATCCTAGTGTCCTGCACAGCAGCTAAAAAACCCATGAAGTACATTCTAAAGGCAACCACATAATCCAACGGTGAACCTGAAATAAGCCTCGTAGCTCCAGTTTGAACCTTTGCTTCGCTTCTTAATTCATCTTTCAAAAAATCCACAAAAACGTGTTCCAGTCTCTCTCCTTTCTTCGCAGCCGTTATTATCTCATCAACCTTCTGTTTCAACTGTAAGCAATGTTCGGAAGTAAAATCATAAGGACCCTCCTTTCCAAAAAATTTTGTCTTATTTGTGTGTCCTTCAAAGCAATAAGGGTAACCAGGAGACGTATTTCTGGGTATGCCATTAAAGCCTAACAAGGGACCACCCTCACAAGCCTCTTCAAAATCATATATTCTCCTGACTCTATCCCTCGTTTGTTCCCTAAAAGGCTTAAACGCATAGTAAGCAGCCCTACGGACAAAATCAGCGTCATACTGGACTACTGAGGTAGAATATTGTTCGAGGGCTCTTTGCATGGGATCAATAAACACCCCGGAAGGAGTCTTGAACCTTCGCAACTGCGCGGGTCTCTTCAAACAATCACCCCATTTACCATACAATCTGGTCTTTGACAAAGAACTTATTGGGTTCAAATTGTGCTTAACGGGTGAAACCTTCCTGAAATTAAAAGAACCCTGGTTGTAATAACTCTCATCGGGCACAGGGGTATCCACAGGAATATCCGTTACGACGCCACCGTCCAATAGACTGGCCAAATCCCTTTGGGTAACGACATTACACACACCAACGCCCCTGCTGGGTGCACCGGCTACATGAATGCCAAACACTCTTCTGCACTGGTTACCCGGAGCATCATCCAAACAAACAAAACCACCACAATCTCCCTTATTGGTCATGCCATGGTATTCGAAGCCTGTGACTAAGGTATATTGCCCTCCTGATGAATTAATGACAACATGATCCTTTCTATCAGCTACCATGTGTCTAGTCCTGCGTATTATTCCTTCGTCCCCTTCGATGGTCTCTAGGCGCATATTGACTTTCCTCATGGCACCCAAATCACCATCCAAGACAAACTTATTTACGATGTCCGTGTGTGCTCTAAAGGTGCGGGGCATGACCATTGCGACCAGATCCTTGTCGGCATCAACCTTGTGCTTGAACGACATAAAATTGCCTAGTGTAACGGTTCTTTTATTCCTACCATCACTACATAAAAATTCAATAACAAAATCCTCCCTGTACTGTCCACTGTCAATGCCAGCGCGTAATTCCAATAAGAAGTGGTTTGGAAAGATAATGGTAGTGTCTCTTACAAAAAGAACTTGTCCTAGACTTGCCTTTTTGTCGCCATTAACCATCTTCATCTGATACAAATTTTTGTATACGATGTCGATCATGCTGTTTCCGTAGGCATCCATCTGAGAGCCTACATCAGAAGCGACCTGTCTATCTATGACCCTCGTTCCAATGTATTGACGCTGCACGAATTTGCCCTGTGGCGTGTTTGATTGGGGAACATTGCCAACCATACGTTGCCAGGCTAAATACAACGCATTAGCCGTAAATTTCTTTTCAACACGCAATCCGTTGTCTCCTTCCACAGCTACATCAAAATCACCTGGCTTGAAAGCGTCGATCATTTGAGATAAAACCCCCGAAGGGACATTCGTCTTCTTATTTAATGCATTCTTTACTTCCTTACCCCCATCACTCCATAAAGAGGAAAAAGACTTGAAAATGAAGCTGCAAACGTGTCGAATAGCGCTAACCACAAAAAATGTGGAAATAGCGCCAATGGCAAAAGTGGCAAGCGTTTTAACTATAGAACCAGATAAATAAGTAGCATAAACTCTGTTCTCATCTAACACACGATCCAGTCCATATGTCAGCTTGCGGTACACATCACTCAAACATTGTTTTCCTAAACCACAATTCATCTGTGTCTCGTATTGTTCTGCAACCATACGCTTAACAATATCACGATTCTCGATAAAATGCGATTGGTTGCTCTTGATGTGTTTCTTGACCATGTCAATGGCCTCCATTAAATTGTACGATTTGCTATAATCGGTAACGGCTCTCGACCCAACACCAAACTTGTGCTTGTGCAAAACCCAAGCATGGACTGGAAACTTGCCATGCGCGTTACGATAACTCTCAACCTTGGCCATATCCAACTTGCCAGCGATGGCAAAATCTGGCATCACTTCAATTTTAAAGCCGAAGTCTATTCTTCTCGAAACAGCCTCTGGTTCCATGATCACAGCCTGACAACTGTCTAGCTTCTCTATGTTGGTGGTCAATAAAATAAATTGGGACGTAAAAAAATTTTTCCCTTTATTTTCTAGATCAGCAAAATTTAATGGAAAAGCCCACGAACTGTTCGCCATAATGAGCGTTATGAAATCATTGTTGGCTCCTGGGACAGGGACACTTTGCCCCCAATCATCCTTGATGAAAGCCTTTTGTCCGGCGTATCCATTCCAGTATTCAGAATCATCCTTTTGAAAGACTTCTGAGCTAAAATCGTAACCCAGTTCCGCAGCCCTATCAGCATCAATGATGCTTGAAAGGACACACCCAGTAATCAACTGAGTGAGAAAAGTTTTACCAACACCTGGTTTACCCACTAAGGCCATAACCGTTGGGGGTGCTCTACCGCCCTTCGTCATGTGCATAGCTGCAGAACAAGTCCTACAGATATCGTCCAAATAGCCCAAGTATTTGTGTAAAGCAGGGGAAACATCTGCATTTGTCCTATATACGTTGGTCAAAATGGTACCCTCGTGTCTCAAAGAGATAAGTTCCTCAATGACCTCTGGTGTCATGATCTCCCCACCAGTATTGCTACGGTTGGCAATTGCCATGACCTTTGAACACCAATCATCAACCTTCTTCTGACCAATGTTATACAGTTTGATCCTGTCACAACCAAATGAAGTGCGCACATAATTCACAAATCTCTCCACGTAATCTAATACAAAAGCAGAAAGATCCTTCCAACCGCTAACATTTCTGCTATAGTTGGACATGGAACGAACAAAACCATGAGCTATACCTAATGGATCCTTGGAACCTATGGTAAAATACGTCATCATTAAAGTCAATACGTGCGCAACTGCTTTTACGTCAAAACCACCAAACTGTGTCTCATATTCGGTTGAGAAAAACTGTCCCATTTCGCACCATAGATCTTTTGGAACTACGCACGACAAAACAAAATTAACCGCTGAGGAAAAGACCCGCTTAACGGGCCCAACCAACTTGTACGCAGCGTAAAGACATGCTATGCACAATGGCGCAAGCCAAAACAAATGCATCAGCTTATTCGAAAACTTATTAAAGTTATCTCGAACGGAATCACCAAAATCCTCTACAGAATCGTAGAATCGCTCTGTTGTGGCAGTAGCATCGGCAATAATTTTCTGCAATTGCTCGATAGTCCTTGTCAACAAACTTTCAACTTCAGGTCCAGTGTCGTGTGTCACACTCACTTTGACGTTTTGGGCACACTCCTGCACCTTGTCAACAATGCGCGTGACGGCGTCCTCATCCAAATGGTGAGTCACGGAAAACATCTGCGACTCGTAGGCTGTAAGGTCATGCTTCAGTAGGAATTTGCGATCCCTGGCCTTCCGTACCAAATCCTCCCTCTCTCCCTTCGGGAGTTTGGTTTGCACTTTCTTTTTATAAGAAGCTATGCGCTTGAGCACAGCCTTGTTGTCCAAATCAATGATTGGGCAAACCACCTCTGGCAGCAAAACCTTGGTGTCAATTGATACCTCGGAATTTTTGACTTTTGGTAGCAAGTCACCGAATGGCCACACAATGTCTGTGGCCCCCTCATCTTCAATTGGGAAGCACGAGTGAGGCCCTGACGGCTCAAACTGTGTCCTTTCTTTCAAGACGATTCCCGGCTTGTATGTGTACAGCCTCTCGAACTCATCGCAAACCATATGAAGGTCCGCGAAAGGGATCCGTGTTGATTGGCTCATGGAATCAGGCGTGTTGCACGGAGCAACTGTTGGAGCCATGGGCGCATCCGTGTCCACGACGCTGGCCTGCGCAATCAGTGTGGGTTTGGAGACCTGTGTCTCAATGCCGTCACTTGTTCTGCTTGACGAAGAACCGCTGGTACTTGGTAAATACTCAGGGCCCAACTCAGCAAGGAACGTGTGAGAGGCGGGAACGCCTTCGCATCCCTCAATCAAGCAAAGTTGCTCAAACACTCTGTAGTCTGCCCTCCACAAGGAGGATCCCAGGTAGGACCTGAGCTCCTCAACGCTGGGGATTGCACTAGCAAAGCGAAAATCACTCATGAAATAGTCTAGAGTCTGTTGCGAGACTCCACACTCCGCGAGCAAACCGTAAATCCGTGCATCAGAAACCTCGTCTAGGTTCCTGTAAGGGGTGCCAACCCCATTGCCAGCCTCTGTAACGACCGCCTTCTGATTACCATTGTCTGTCTGTGACCTCATGTTTAATCATAACCCGATGATCAGGGACCTGTGTCGCAACAGGCTGCGTTTTTGTATTTTAAATTTCCACGCGTTACCAACGCGGGCCACGTAATTAATCATCCAACTGCAAGTTCTATGTGTACGACCGGCCTCGACTGGGCACTCGTCCTTCTGGCAAGGACGACATGTGTCGCCAAATCTCCCCTTAAAGACGACTCGCAAGCCGCTAGACTCATAGAGCGGGGCGCTTCAGATTTAGCAAACAAATTGCTCGTGAATTGGCGATTGTTACTAAGCCGTGTGGCAAACGGTTTTTCACTGCCTCAACAAACAATTCCTACATGGAAGAAGGATACGGGTTTCCTGGCCCGACAACCATGCATCATTGATTTCAGTTGTACCTTAATCATACACAAGAACACCAATTACGATGTATAATTTCCGATAGAAGGAAAATCAATAGAGCTGACCCCCTTCAATTAGAGGCAATTTTAAGGTTTGCCAACCCAAGTGTGGATTTAAAATCCATTATTGAAAGTATGTAACGTATACTAAACCGGATTGAAGTTATAAGTGCGTTCAATCAAGCGTTGAAAATACCTTTAACGCGGGCGAGCGGAGGATTGGTTACCCCACGGATTGG